GGAAGTGATTGAGCGCGGCGAGGGCCAGCACGGCGGCGAGGACGTAGCCGACCAGCCGCCACGGGATGCGGTTCACCGGTAACGCTTCCGGTCAAGTTCAACGTGCGGACCGTCTCTGAGCGACTTCCAGTCACCGCCCCAGATGATCGGGACGTTTAGCTCTTTCGCCGCCCGCTTGAAGGCTTCCGCGACTTGGCCATAAAGCGGCCAGTCCCACCGCACCTTGCCGCCCACCAGGACCGCGAAGTCGATGGCGTGGCCGGTAATGTGGCGCGAGTTCATCGTCTGGGATGCGCCAGCCGCCTTGAGTTCACGCTGTCGAGCAACCGTCCGCAGGCCCTCGGTGATGGTGAAATCGTGCGGGCTATAGGACAGGGCCAATTCCACCACACGCACCAGGTCTGGGTGAACGCCCTTTAGCCTAGCGCGGGAACGTGAGCCTAGAACGTAGGTCATGATTTCTTCCAGCTTGCGACAATCCGGGCGAGGTCCGCAGCCGATGCGCCCGCCATGTAGAGCAAGGCGAAGAACGCTTGCGAGCCGATCAGGGCCAGCGCCACGTCACGCAGCGGGGCGCTTTCGGTCATCCGCCAGACGATAAAGCCGAGAAGGCCCGCCGTGGTGATGAGGTAACCGATGGTAACCCAGCGCCGCCAGCGGTGCGACGGTTCGGGAACGGGGTTGTCGGGATCAATCATCCCCGCTCTTTCTTCTCTATGCGGTCGAGCTGTTCCTTCATGGCCTTGGTGCGCTCATCCAGCCGGGCCAGCGTTCCGTCAGCGAGAGGGCTGACGATGCGCTCAAGGCTGGCGACCCGCTGATTTATGCCGCCACCCCAGAAGATGAGGACGGCGATTTGAAGCCCGAGCGTCAGCATCACGCCTATCATGGCCCAGTTCAGTTTGCGGGCGTCCGAATGCAGGGTCATGGTCTGGCTCACTATAGGAGTTCAGGGTTAGGCTTGTGTCGCGGTTAGTTTCTCTGAACCGTGACGCGAATATGAGAACGGGCATTTGAAAGGTTTGGCCCGCCGCCTTGGTGCATCCGCAATTTCAGGATGCCGCCGCCGCCGAACTTGAACTTCCATTGGCGGCTGATGTCGCTGTAGTTGTCGCCGTCAACCGTGATGTCGGTCAGGTTTGCCGCGTTCGGACCCGCGCCGATGATCTGCGAATCCCATGCGCCGGAATGAACCATCCGTTTCGTCGCGTCCGTGCTGGCGCTGTCAAACTCCCAAAGTTGCCAAAGCCCGGACGGCGCTGTCACACCACTGCCGCTTACGGTCGTGCCTAAAACGATTGAGAGGCCCAGTTGGATCACGAAAAAGGATGAGGTCGAGACAGCGGCGGGCAGGGTGTAGCTGTGAACGTCCGTGAAAGTCGTTCCGGTTCCGACCAGATCAACGTCGGTATCGGTGTCGAGCAGAATGCCGGTCTCGGAAATCTCGTAGATCGTCCCGCCTGTCTTGCCCTTTAGAACCGGCGGATAGACGGAAGTGTCCACATAGGAATCGCCGTTCTGAAGCCCCGCCGTGTTTGCCGCGCTGTCCCCAGCGTATTGACCAAACCAGCGGCCCTGCACCTTGGCTTCGGTCAATGCAGAAGTCGCCAATGGCCCGAGTGTTGCGGACAACGCGGTCACGGCTGAATCGTCGGTTGCGGCCAACGCCCCAGTGAACAAGCCCCCGCCAGTCCGCCGCAGGATGTTAGAGCTATCCGCCAATGCGGACGGGATAGCCGTCTGCAACACACCAGAGGCATTCAGGGCGGTCGTAATCCGGCCATCGGTCAGTTCAGTCGGCCTGCTGGAAACCCCACTCCATGCCGCAGTGCCTCCGAGGTTAGCCCCATCCGTCAGTTCGTTTGTGTTGGTGATCCGGTTGGCGTCCAAGGCTCCTGTGTAAAGCCCGCCAGCCGTGCGCCGGAGAATGTTGGAGCTATCGGCAAGCGCCGAAGGGATAGCCGTTTGCAATACGCCCGAAGCATTAAGCGCCGTCGTTATGCGTCCGTCCGTCAGTTCAGTCGGGCGGCTAGATACTCCGCCCCAAGCGGCCGTCCCGCCGAGGTTGGCACCGTCTGTCAGTTCGTTTGTGTTCGTAATCCGGTTTGCGTCAAGTGCGCCCGTGTAAAGGCCCCCGGCAGTCCTTCGGAGAATGTTGGAGGTATCAGCTAGTGCGGAAGGAATGGCCGTCTGCAACACGCCGGAGGCGTTCAAGCCCGTGGTAATGCGCCCATCGGTCAGTTCAGTCGGCCGCCCAGTTAGGTTCGTTCCCCATGCCGCCCCAACCGTAGCCGCTAGGTCACCCGTGTAGAGACCGCCAGAAGTCCGGCGCAACACATTAGCGGTGTCAAGATTGGCGGGCGTCAATCCGTTGACCGTCACCAGATCGGCATCGGATGCGCTAACGTCACCGCCCGCCACGGTGATAAAAGTGGCCGTTGCCGCGCCCAGATAGGTTGCCGTGTCGCACTCATTGCCGGTGCGATCCACCGAACGCGCCCAATAGCGCGAGGATGAGCCGACCGTCGCCCCGACATCGACGTAGGTGTCCCCGAAGACTTCCGCGATGGGATTTTGCGGGGTGTCGTCGGGACTGACGCCCGTCGTGTTGCGATACAACAGCGAGTGGGAGTAATCGTCGTTTGACGGGCGCTTCAAGATCACCCGCAAGCGCCGCCCGCCGACGACAGCGACGCTGCCAGAAATGATTGCTGAAGGCGGCGTCACATCACCCGCCGCCGTGACATTGGACGACCACGACGACCACGCGGTCGAGAGCGTTCCCGTCCGGCTCAGGGCCTTGACCCGATAGCGATACGTCGGGCCGGTCGTCACGATGCGGTCAGCGATAGAAGCATCCGGGGCCGCGAACTGCGTCGTCACCGTGCCGTTGTCGATTTCGACCACATAGGTCAGGGCGTTCGCCGGTGGCGTCCAGGAACCCGACAGGCGGCTGACTTGGCTTCCGTCCGCGACAATGCTGGTCGAGATCGACAGGGACGGCGTCCCGGCCACGGTTCCCGGCGTAATCGGCACCACGTCGCCCGAGGTCAGGCCCGGCGCGGTGTAAGGTCCCTTTACCAGTTGAGCGGAGGGAACGCCCCGCACCGACCAGTAGGTGATCCCGACATAGTAGGCGGTGCCACCGATCAGGCCATTGATCTCGACGCTCGCGATGGTCGGCGGGCCGGAATAGGCTTGCACCCAAGGGCCGGACCCAGACGTGCTATATTCAACCAGAACCGTGCCGATGTTCTCGCTGATCGTTGGCCCGGTGACGATCAAGCCGGGTTGCTGCACCCCGCTTGCCTCGACCGGACGGGCCACGATAGTCCAGTCGCCGCTTGCGGGCGTAGTCGGCACCGGACTAGCCGCCGTAAGCGAAGGGCTTGCCGGGGCATCCGCTGACTGGCCGAGGGCATAGGCGTGTTTCGCGTCAGTCTCGGAGCGAACATCCAGCGTCACGATGGAGGACGACGGATCGAACGACCGGCGCATGACGACAAACTTTTGGGCGCTCAGGCCGAGTTCCGGTTCCGTGACCGTAAACGCATCCCCGGCCCGAAGGCCGAGAAGGTAGGGCTTGCAAGGGATCGACGCCTTCAGGGTCTCGCGCGTGTTGGCCAGGCCATAGCCCGCCAGTTCCGCGCCTTGCTTGGCAACGCCGACGAACCGATAAGAGGTCTCGATGACCCGCTTCTCTTCCGCGTCTTCGGTTAGATAGGTGGCCGACGTGACCGCGCCGAGCGCGACCTCCTCGAACTTGTGAGCTTCAAGCCTAACGCGCGGGATGACCGTGTTAGGCCGGTCCCGGCGCGAGGCCATGACGTTAAGCGAGACTGACCCCACAATGTCCGCACCGGTCACCGTCATCAGCGACGTGCGGGGCGTTTCGACCATGCAACTGATCTGGGCGCCTTGGCTGATCGGCACACCACCACCGGCCTGAAGCATGGCGGCGAGGGTCTGCCACTTGTCGTCGGCGGTCGTCCACTCGCCCGAGATCGTCCAAGAGTTCGCGTCTGCGACGTTCGCGCCCTCCACAAAGGCGGCGATGTCGATGGCCGCATCCGGTGCTCCGACGCCCGCGAGGCGTTTCGTCAGGTCAATCGTCCCGCCAGCGACCAGCTTGTGATGACCCCGAACCCATGCGAGAGCGTGAAGGTAAGGGTTCGCGCTATAGGTCCACGTTGACCAGTCCGTCCGGCGTTGAGACCCTGATCCGCCGGGATAGGTCGAGTCTAGCCGAGGGTCCCAGACCTTCATCCCGAGCAGGGTCCAAAGCGGAGCCGGGACACCGCTTTGGTAGCCTTCCCGCTTTGAGTTGTTCTTCATGGTCCAGAAGGTTTGTGCGAAGCCCGGCAGGGTATGCGCCGAGGTCCATTCGGTCATTGCCGGGGAACCATCCGACACGCCGGTCGGCGGGCTTAGATAGGCGTCGGTCGGCAGGCCCAGCCGATAGGTCTGCCACATCTTGTTGATATAGGGCTCAGTCGCCGCCGCCAACCCTTGAGCGCCGGGGAAGGTGACCGCCGTTCCGCTGGCCGTGAAACCCTCAACTGATTGGATTGGGCCGAGCGACAGGGCCACCGCGAACGAAAGATAGAGGTTGTCCTTCCCCCAGACGTTCGCATGAAGTTGACGGCCACCGACGCCGAACCGGCCCATCACGCCGGAAATCGGGGCAGACGGATCAGCCTTGAACGCTATCGGAGAACCGCCCCGGCCCACGTTTGGCGTCATCAGGGCAGTCGTTGCAGCGGAGAGCGCCAGTTGGCTAACCGCGCTCACCACCGTCCCGGCAGCGACCCAACTCATCCCGGTGACGGATGCGAGGTAGAACGAGGCCGACGCAGAAATGGCGGCAGCGGTTGTGCCGACCCAGGTGACCGCCGTTCCGACTGCTGCGAGAACCATCGCCATTAGATGGACCTCCACGCGGTATCGTATTCAACCGGCTGGAACACGGCACAGACGCCCGCGCCCTCCCAGAACCCTAGCGCCCGGCCATTGCCCACCGCCACGGCCAGCGCCACGTCATCTGACCCGGCAGCCTTCAGGGTCATGATGTCGCCCGGTAGGCACATGGCCGGGGCAATGCGGGGCAAGCCCAAGGCGTCCACCGCCTCGGTGATGCTGGCGAAGCCCAAGTCCCTCAGAACCTTGGCCGCGCCGATCTCGGTCTTATAGGAGCCGATCTTGAGCAGGGAGAACTTCACGCCGAGTTGCTTCAGACAGAAGACCGTCATGCGAACGCAATCATCTTTGCCGAGGTCGAGGGGCTTGCCCTGAAACCTGTCAATCGTGGCTTGTGCGGCCTGCTGTCGAAGGATCAGTGCGCTCATCAGAAACTCACCCCGAACCCGCCGTCGATGACGCCACCGCCGCCACCCCCGCCACCGAAGCCGCCGCCGACCACGGGCGATCCGCCCCGAACAATCGAACCGCCGTTCAGATCAGCCACCACGCCGGGCCGGGGCGCGTCATAGCCCCAAGGCAAGTCGCGCTGGACGGCGATGACAAACGAGGCACCGAGCGCCCCGGTGTA